GAGATTCTGATGTCTTGTAAGTTACCAGAAGCACCTGTTGATACTTGGTGAAGCATTACTTTACTGAAACGTAAAGAAGAACGTTTACCTTTCGTACCAGCACCTAATAAGATACTTCCCATACTTGCAGCCATACCTGTGTTAATGGTTACGATATCAGATGTAACGTAATCCATAACGTCAACGATGCTAAGACCAGACTTAACTGACCCACCAGGTGAATCAATATGAAGTGTGATGTCTTTTGTTTCCAAGTTATCCAAGAACATAAGTTGTGCTTGAACTACGGTACTCATTCTGTCATTAACAGGACCAGCAAGCCAAATGATACGCTCCATCATCAATCGAGAGAAGATATCCATTTGTGTTACACGCATTTCTCTTTCCTCAAGAATGTACGGTGTTAGTGATGCAGATGGACCGTAAAGTCTATTTTGCATTTGTTCCCAGTAATAGAAATCTAGACTAGAAATATTCATATGCTTGATAGCATACTCTTTAAATTCATTTGTTAAATTGTGCATATGGTTTAGTTTTATTCGTATATTATTTTTGTTATCGTTTTTGGGAATACTTCTTCCATTTCATCATCCACGTAATAGTTTTCACTACGACTTAAAATCCAAGTAAATCTGAAATATTTCAAATCTGATACTCGTTGAACTATAACATCAGTACCTTGACCATCACAATGATTATTTGGATAATCAGTTATTTTGTTATAAAATTCCCTTTCGTATTCCCATGGGCCATCACTTGTTTGGTCCTCAAAGTTTTCATCTAATGATATAACTATTCTTTCTCTTTCATCCATTATCAATCAAGATTAATTGTTATAAATACTGGTGTGTAATCACCAACATAGGCTCCTAGTGTGTTATAATAAAACCACTCGTATGCCATTTCTTCTTTCTTTTGGTCTATAGTAATACCATCAGCTATTTCATCTTCATCTAATTCTACATCAGTGAAAGTATCTTTAAGTGCTTGAATAGCTTTGTCTTTATCATAACAAACAACAGTATTCATACCGCATCTATCTGCAACCCCAATGATTGCAGAGTCTAAGTCGTCATAGAAGATAGCTTCTTCATCGACCAATTCCATAACTTCTTCTTTAGTCATTAGAATTTCTTTTTAGATTTACCAGCTTCTAGAGCGTCTTTTTTAGCTTGCTCTTCGTCTTTTTCAACTTGATATAGTGTTGATATAGATTCTTGAACAACTTCCCACACAGCGTATGTATGTTTCTTTAATACACCTTTAAATGTTTTAACATCTGGTGATTTAACTTCTAGAAGGTCTTTCTCTGAATCGTAAGAGATTGCTGATAAAGATTCTTCAACTACAATAAGTCTTTGAGCTTCTTCTAATTGTTCAAAAATTTTCTCATTTAATACAATGATAACATCATCACCAGTTCTGTACTGAAGTAATTTGTTAGCTTTGTTTACCTTGAAGATTTCTTTAGCTCTATTGTCAGATAACACGGTTATGTTAACTAACCCATTTAAACCAGCAGCAACAATTGCTTGGGTATACATAGTTTGAGTTTCTTCGAATGGTTCTTCGAAATTTGCTTTTTTTGCCATTTTTATTTATTTAAGTTAATTGTTATTTTTACAAATATACTATTAACTTTCTATGGTTGCAAGTAAAAGCAAACAATTTATTTCATTTCTTTTAATTTAAGTAGCAATTCTTTTTGCTCATCACTTATTTCTTTAGGTATGGTTATACTAAGTGCGATAAGAATATCACCTCTAGCATCATTTTCATACGCTTTAAGACCCTTACTTTGAACTTTTAAGTTACCACCCACATCACTATGTTCTGGTATAGTAATACGTATTTTAGTACCATCTATAGTATCTATATCTACCTTATCACCTAGTACTAACTGTGAATAAGTTAGTTTTAACCCCATTTTCAAGTCATTTCCACTACGGGTATATATACTATGCTTACCTTCCATTATTTTTATATGTAAATCCCCAGTATTTCCACCTTTTATACCATGTCCTTTACCATGATTAACAAAAATCATCCCTTCTTTAACCCCAGAGGGTAAATCTATCTCTAAAATCTCCTCTATATTCTTTAACCCAGTATTATTACAGTCATTACAACCTTTTGCATAGGTTAAACCAGTACCAGAACAAGCTGAACAAGGCACTATTTGTTGTATAACACCAATAGGTGTGTTAATTACATGCATTACAGCACCACTACCACCACAAGTATAGCAATTATTAGCTTCAGTACCACCATGGCCATGACATGAACCACATTTTTCGTCTCTATTATACTTAAATTTCTTCTTAACACCATTAAAAATCTCTTCTAATGTAAGTGTTAACACTAAAACCATAGATTCACCTGTTCTTACTTGAGGTGAATGACGATAATGACGTGTTTCTTGTCTTTGTTGTTGTCGTTCATGACCAAATTGGTCATAGTGAGCCTTCTTTTCTGGATTTGAAAGGTGTTCGTAGGCATCTGATACCTCTTTAAAGCGGTCTTCAGCTGTTTTATTATCTGGATTCTTATCTGGATGTAGTTCTTTAGCTAATTTTCGATAAGCTTTCTTAATTTCTTCACTAGATGCTGTCTTTTTAACACCTAAAACTTCGTAATAATCCTTTTTTACCATTTTAAACTTGATTTTAACACAAAGGTACGTATAATTATTCATATAAACAAATAAAATGCTATATAGAGTGATAGTTCTTACTAATGGTGTCTATAGTCATACCCTACATAGGTGTAAGACTAGGGATACTGCATTCATTAACTACCATAAACTTAAGGAAAAGAATACTATACTATACCCTAGAAAATTCATCAATACTAACGGTATTAAGCCAGTAGAATACCAGATATGTGTTACTAAGGTAACTGAACCTACTGATGTCGCTAGAACACTTAGAGATAAGTATGGAAAGGTTTATACTGAACCAGCACTGGGCGATTGGACAATTCTTGATTCTGATGATTATCAAGTTGAAGAAACATTTTGGATATATGGATTGAACCCAAAGGGTAATCGACCAAATATTAGTGAAGTTATTAAAAGACTTATGGTTGGTGCTTATGCCAAGAATATGGTTAAGCAAGTGATTGTTGTTTACAACAAATTAATTATTTATAATGAAGACCAATTTGATATGGTTATTTGTAAAAACCTGGAAGATGCTCAGAGGCTTCATCATACGCTGGCCAAGATTGCTAGGAAACAAAAGATTAAGAGTCTTATGTTTATGGGTACAGCAAGCAAAGCCACTAATAGCGTTATGTATGATTTGATTCATGAAAAGACCAAATGGTCTTACATTAAAATAAGAAGAACTTCTACTAGACCTTAAAACAATAGTATTACTTCTGATACATTTACTGTAAGTTTACAAGTTGCTAATTCATCCAATGCTACATCTAACTGACCAAAATCAACTGAATCAATTGTAGCGTTTATGATATCCCATTTCTCAACAACAACACCAGTCGGGTCAAGCATTTCGATTGTCATATTAAATGGTGTTGTTAAAGAACCACCTGGATGAATTAATTCCATAAGTGATTGACTAGTTGATGGTCCAATTGGGTCAGTTAAAATGATAGTTATTGGTTTCCATTTCATTTTCTTTGAATATTGAAACCCTAAAAATTTTTTAACTTCAAAATACATCATGGGTCTATTTGCTGATTTAATAACCCATTGTTGTATATTATAATGAGATGGGAAAGTTACTATAAATCGGTTCTTTCTTTTTGGTTCGTAGTTAGCACCAATTGTGTTAACTACAGCCCAACAGTCATCTATTTGTTTTTTAGTCATTCCTAAATTAACACCCCAAGCTATTAAAGTACTAGTACAAAAATCTGCACTGAAACTAAAAATAGTTGTAAGCCTTGCGACTATTTTATTACCGTATTCCTTCCTATCATTTTCAATATTGAAAAATTGATTGTCGTTAACTCGATAATACCTAGATAGGTAATTTATAATTAAATCTATTTCATTCATTAAATAAAAAGGCTTTCAAGACGCTTAACCAAATAGGCAATCTTGTGTTCATTCTCATGAATTTTTTGTTGCATGTGTGGTGGGATATTCCCAGCAAAATCTGATTTAATTTTAGAATTTTGTCTTTGTAATAGGTCGCTTTCTCTTAGACATTCGTCATAGATGTGAGCTCTTTCTGCGTTGTTCATAGTATTAATTTTTAGTTTGTTTTATTTTCACAATTGCATTCTCCACCGTCTTTACAAACACATGGCTTCTCATCAAGAACAACTTCTTCGTCAGCGACATCAATGTCTACTAGGAAGCTAGCTTTAAGGTCATCGACAATTTTATAAATCTTTGTCATGTCTTCTTCTTTAAGCATAACTGGGTTGATGCATTCGATTCTTTCTTCACCTGTTGTTGGCATGAAGAAGGCTAGAGCATTTGATTCTTTAGCCATTAGCATTTGGTTAACTGATTCAGCGAATGGTTGAATTATGTTACCTTGTTTCATCATTTCTACATCTAAATAGAAAACTATGATTAGCGGATGTTGATTTACTTTTTCCATATTTTTTTTAAGTCTTTTGCGTATTCTTCGAAGCTAAGTTCTTCGATTATATCTTTATCGTTTATTGGTTGATTGTCTTCAGTTATAAAGTGTAAAAGAATCAATTCATTTACTCTAGCCTTTTTAGCATCCTCACCGAACTCTGTGTAAGCTTCCAGTGGTTGTATTACATTCTCATTTAAAATCACGTAGATGATGTATTCTGTAACTATACGGTCCTTGTGTAAAACGCTTAATAACTTATCGACTTCTTTTATAACTATTTTCTTTTTCATTCAACTATTATTAAATATACTGTTATTATTTTAAATATAAACAAGTATATCGAAAATAAATGATAGTGTAAAGGGATAAACGAAAAAAACCGCTAAATTAGCGGTCTTTTCTTTGCTTGTTACAAGATAGGGAGGCTTTTGCTTCTAGCCGAGTAGAGAAGGTTCGTCCATTAATTAATCATTGTAGAGGATTGGACTCCTACGGTTCATGTTTATCTAATTGTTTGTTTTTTTTTTTTGGATTGCTGTACGCATCTTTTTAAACAAGCATATAAAAAGGTGACACCGACTATCGACATCACCTTCTTAGTATTATACAGTTACGCTAGCGTAACGTTCTGAATCAATTACTGTCAACATCATTGACATTGGTGTCATGTCTTTACCACTTAGCAAGCTAGTTAATAAAGATGGGCTAAACCCAGATACCAAAGCAGTTCCAGCTTTATCAAAAGCTACTGGTTTGTTATTATCACTACGAGAGTGAAGATTCCAATACACAATCTTTGGCATTGTATACCCAGCATCAGAGAACATTTTCTCAACCATTTCTTGAGCTGTTGGATTCCAACCTTTAACAGCTGATGAACCCCAACCACCTCTTTGAGCACCAACGGCAGCATCAAATTCCATATCCGAAAGGATAAGCATCATCGTTGGCATTTCTTCTTGAGAAACCTTAGATGATATAGCCTTAGCTAATATCAATCTAAACGCAGCTTCTAAATCAGTGTTTCCACCCCACTTAGAATCACGCATTTGAGCATATCTCTCGTTAAGAGAACCTTTAACTATTTCTAGTCGTGGAACTGCATCGAAAGTAATAAACGCATCCTTGAATGCACCTACATTTCTTTCAGAGATATACAAACCTAATGATATTGCAACGTCTAAACATTGAACAGCTGGGTTGTTACCAGCAGAACATGTCATTGAGCTAGAAACGTCTACCAATGGTAAAACTCTTTCGTTAGCACCTTCCATGTAGTTAGGCAACGCTAACCATTGTGCGTTAGCACCTTGGATGTTGTTTTGTTTCAACGATTTGATGATATCGTATGGGTATACGGCACCAGCATTTATTTTAGCTTCACCTTTTTCAACGCTAGCTAAATAAGTACCAAATCTTTCACAGTCATTCTTAGAAAATGCTTTCATCAAGTCACTCATTGCCTTAGAAGGCAATTTAGAATACTCAATTTTACCCCAAGCTTTAGCACACATTAATTGCTCAACTGTGTTAGAGTTTTCAACAAGTAACTTACGGTAATCCTTTGGAGATAACTCTAAGTATTTTCTGATTACATTAGCTTGAGTCTTAGCTTCACGACTAGACACGTTAGGACGTGGCATCCATTTAGCACAAAGACCATTTTTGTCAGCAAGACCTTTAGCGATTACAGCTAAAGCATCAGCTTCTAATTTAGTTCCGATAAGAACCAAAAGGTCATCCCATCTACCGAACTCAGAGATTAATCCAATGTTCTTTCTTAAGACTTCTGTCTTATTAACAGCAAGATATGTTATAATATCTTTGAAGATTTGTCTTTCTCCAGCACCACCACGCACATCACGTGCCCAGAATAATAACTTCATAGCTGTTAATGGGTTCTCACCAAATGCTTTCGTAAACACATTAATTAAACGAGCTTTGTCTTGACCTCTCATCGCACCAATTTGGAAGAACAAGTCAACACAAGAGTTTAATGATGAAGAATTAGTAGACATACCGTTTTCAGTACGTGAATCTTTTGTTTGCATAGCAGATAATAAAGTTGTCATAGAATTTGTTTTAGATGATGCAAAGTTACGAAGTTTTAAAGCCCCTGTCAAGTAAATTGTTAAATATTTTTTTAATCTTTTATAACTAATTGATTATTAGTCTTTTAAATTTTGTGCGTCTATGAAATCAAGACTGGTTAATACCTTACTAACTAATTTTCGTTCTTTTTCTTTTGTTTCATAAGTTAAGGTATAATTTTCTTTATAAAGTATTGTAACGGTATCGCCAACTGATTTATATAATTTTTCATAAAGAACTTTATCTTTCAGTCTGTCACCTTGGATAGTAAATGTTCCATGTTCACACTGAAAAGCAACACCAAACTTTTCTGGGATAGTTGTCGTAGTAACTTGTAAATTATTACCAACCTTAATTCCTTGATTACCGTTCATGTCAGTACCCATCAAATCTCCATTATGAAATGCTGTTTGAGTTAACTCTGTATTATGTTCTGATGGTGAATGTATAAGGGTTACTACGATTGCTTTTTCTTTCAAGATATCTGTCGTTAATCTTTCAGTGTCAGCACACGATACTAATAAAATACTTGATAATACTAAAAATAATTGTTTCATGTTATATTTTTTTAAAGGTTGATGTATATAAATTGTTTGTTGTTGATAGGTTGTCTTTTAAATTCAAAAGTATTGTACCACCTACAGGTACTGAGGTAAAGCCACTCGCATTAAAATTATTTGCTGATAAATATAAACCATTAATTGGGTTAAATTGGTGTAAATCGATAGTAGCATTACCCATGGTTGTATATAATACATAACTAAATTTTGTTGTGTCAGACCCTATTCTATATTTAGTGTTTGTCAAAAAATGTACAGTATCATTCTTAGTTACATGAGCGTAGTTGTTATAAACATCAATTAAAACCCAATTGGTTCCGTATAATGGGTTGTTGTTACTAGGCGTTCCCCATGTTGGTGTTGACCCACCATTACCGTATTGGTTTTGCCAGTTGCTTGTATCTTGTTGCGGTACAACGGTTTTGTAGTTTCCTGGTGTGATTGGTTCTTTCTTGCATGATGTAAATAAACTCGCAAATAAAAAACCAAATATTATTCCGATTAATAAAATTATATTCTTTTTCATATTGTTTATTATTGATTAGATAACAAAGGTAGTAATAATATTTGACACTACCAAATTTATTTTACAAAATTTTTAACAAACATTACTCTATGGTATTTATTTGACCCATGTTCTTTCAATGCCGCTATATGGTCTGGCGTTAAATAGCCTTTGTTTGAAGCCCAATTGTATTGTGGAAATAAGTCGTGTAGTTTAACCATGTATTCATCACGTCTTACCTTAGCAACTATTGCCGCTGCTGCTATACAAGTATAAGTATCATCACCTTTAGGTATCAATGTCAGTGTATTGTTACTTCCGTTTGTTCCTTTATATGGTTGCCATGAATTACCATCAACTAGAATATAGTCTGGTGTTTGTTTTAGTTCATCAATACATTTATGCATCGTATTGAAGGTTGCTGTATCAATACCTAGTGAGTTAATACTATCAACACTACCAGCATTACAAGCAATTGATATTGCGTTATCCGTAATAAGCTTATACGCTTCTGCTTTTTGTTTATCTGATAATTTTTTTGAATCTCTGATTAGTGGTGAGCTAAATCCTTTAGGCATGATAACCGCAGCTGTTACTACTGGGCCAGCACCACAACCTCTTCCGACTTCATCGAGTCCAACAACAAATTGACCTGTAGGCCATTCAATAAGTATTTTTTGTTCTTTTGCCATACACAAAGGTACGAAATTAAAATTAATCTTCCAAATCTAATTTTGGTTTAACTAATCTAACTAAGATACCCCCGAATTCAATTTCAAATTCATCAGACGATACAAATGTTGCTGATGGTGGGTTTGATTTATAGAATAATTGCTCATTCATCTTTCTATGATTAGTTGCTTCTAATTCATAAACTAATGTTAGTCCTTCTTTGTATATGTTTTCATTTTCAACAATTATTGAAACCGATTCTATTATTTGTTCGTAAGTCATATTAAAATTTAGTAAATATTGATTTCAGCTTAATCATGAATCTTTGGAAGAAAGTTTTTTTAATTATTTGTGCTTTACCTGGATTGGTCTTTATGTCATCACCTAGACCATTTTTTATTTCGCTAATGAACTGTGACTTCTTCATAGATGTCTTGTATTGTTCCAATAGCATTTGCTTTTCAGTTTCTTGAATCTCTCTGTTGATTATGTCTTTTTTACCACTCATATTATTAATATTTTTTCGAATAATCCTTTAAATAATGGGCTTGGTAAAGAATCTTTAGCAAACCATCCACTATTTAAGTTTTCTGAGTCCAATATAGGTTTAAATTCTGAATTAGTCAAGCCCTCAAAATAATGGAATTCCATATTCTTACTTGGGATAAATTCAACACCTACTTTTTTAAACTCAACATTAGTTGGCTTAACAAATAATTCCTCATACATCTCACGCTTAAGACCTTCTAACACATCTTCACCTTTTTCAATACCACCAGACATAAGAGCCCAAGTAGGTTTTTTATCATTTCTAAGTAATAAAAATACCCTATCAGTCTTTGTACATTTGATTAACACACCACCAACGATTTTCTTATCATCTTGTTCCGTTATATTATCTGGTGTATTATCGTGACCACATTTATGACAAAAATACATATCTGGCCCAGCTTCAGATTTCATCCAGTTCCAAGCACACTTTTTACATGTGATTTTCTTATCAGCTTCCATGAGTCCTTTTATAAGTCTTTCTTTTATGAATAATTTATCTGCCATTCTAATATAAATATTTACTTATTCCGAAATAAGCCTTATAATTAAATAAAAACCTATGAATACACTTATTTTTATCTTAATTTGCTACGGAGCATGTAATAACATGATTTGGGGAAGCATTTTTGAAGGCTTTAGAAGCTTTCTATCACGATTTGGAACTGGCCCTTACAGCGTTCACAAACTATTCACATGCTTTATGTGTCTTGGTACTTGGATGGGCTTCTCAGTTACTCTAATAATGAATTACTTTGGTTATTTACATCTTACGCCAATGGGTAGTCTAGGAATCACTAATTTAGGTCTTGCCGTCTTCTTAAACGGACTTTTATCTTCAGCTGGGGTTTGGTTATTCAATACTGTTCAAGATGCGTTAGAACAAGGTTTCTATAAGAAATAATTAATCCTTAGTTTCATCTTGGTCGATGATTCTAAATCTAAGTAATGGTTTACCGTTGATGGTAACATCTCCCTTATCATTCTTACCTATTTCTTTAACAGTGACTTTTTTATTCTTGAATTTACCTCCTAGAATTACATCACCAACCTTGATATCAAGGGTGATAGCTTCTGTTAGTACTTCGTTAAATATTTTGGTTATTTTCATATCTATAAATATCCTGTAAAATAGAAAAGGACCCAATAGGGTCCTTTAATTAATATCCTTTAGAATCGATACATTTATCACAAGCTTCGTTTTCATCGCAATCGCAACCACTATAGTTGGCAATTGCTGGTTTACGCTTAGGTGGTAATTCAATCTTTTTTGCTAGGTTTGAATTTGCTGGTTTATTTGCTTTTCTACTTTCAAGTATCTTTAAATTTCTTTCAGCTCTGGCTTCTTCTTCAGCTAATTCTCTTTCTTCTTCAGTCATAGCTATTGGTTTACCTTCTTCATCTAAAAACTCAGTTGTTGGTAATATCGCTTCTTCAATAAATGGTGGTTCGATATATTCCTCTTGCTTTTGTGTTATAGGTATCGTTGGTTCGATTATTTCATCAATCTCAACATCTATATCTGAAATAGCACCGACAAAATCTTCATCACCAAATGTAAACTTAAGCCTTTTCAATTTATCAAGTGAATTCTTCTTGAAAACTTCTTTTAATTCGTTTACCTTGGCTTTAAGTAATTCGTGTTTCTTCTCTCGTTCCAAGTTTATCTTTATAGTCTTATCAACATATTCTAGCAATTTATCTAATCCAACATTAGGGTTCTCACTATGAATCATATGATAGTTCATTGATTCATCACCTTTCGTTCTGGTAATATTTGCATCCTCTGGAAGTGTCCAACCTTCATTCAATACAACATCAACAACTGGTATCGTCTTTAAAAAACGAATACCAATCACGTATGGTTGTAATGATTCTAGTGTCTTTGTTATATTTGACATATTATTTATAGTTTAATTCCTGTGAAGATAACAGATAACATATAAGCTATAGAAACACATAAAAATATCAATGATGTTTTAGAAACCTTATACTTAACTGGTAATTCTTCTGATGATGTTAAGAACGCTTGAATAAAATAATATCCATGTCTGAATACTGTTAACCCAGACATGAATAATAAAATTATTAATATTCTATTTAATAGTTCAACTACCATAGATTACTTTTTTGGTGATGTTTCGTTTGAAGCTGTTTGTACTAATTGCTTAATTGCTTTGTAGCTTTTTCTTAAACGAACACCAGCTGCTTTTTGTTCTTTATTGTAGAATTTATCAGCATCTGTAGCCATTGCGTCAATAAGTGTGTTGATATCTTTCTTGAAGATGTCGAATTTGTTAGTTGTTTCCATTGTTTTCTGGGTTTAATTGATTGTTATTGTTATTATTTGTCATCATACTAGTAAATTTAGCAATACTAGCTTCCGTTGCCACAATACGTGACAATAGATGTTTTATTTGTTGTGTTTTTGTGTTGATTTCTAAATCACCATTTATGGTTTTCTCTAATTCTTCCTCTAACTTTAAGTTATCGGTTGTTAGTTCCATGAGTATTATTTTAATAAGCCTAGCTGTTTCCATTTAATAAATCTAATGGATGTTTTTCAAAAGGCAAGTATAAAAGTGATATTTTATACGTTTTTCAGTGATTTATCGAAAATTGTATAGATTTCAATGAGAGTATCCATGTCGGAATTAGTCTTACTTCTGGTATAATCAAATATGTTATACCAAACCTTAAGTACGTTCTTATCCATCTGAATAAACTCATTTTTATCTATAGTTGTGTAATATACTTCAAGCATAAACTCAAGGAAATAATGATATAGCTTTGGGTTATCAAATAAAAGACCCTCACTCATAAAACGTTCTTTGTTTTTATTCCAACACCAATTAAAATGTTGGATTTGTTGTTCAATGGTTGTAACGTCATCGCCTAAGTATGTATCAAACGCCAGTCTTAATAGCGATTGTACAAAATCACTATATAATTCACATCGTTCAATTTGAATATTATTCGCACTGTATAATACAGCGATACCTTCTTTGCTCATTGGATTATTAATATAATCCAAGAAATTATGTTTTTTAGATTTATCGTTCATAACTTATTTTTAACAAAGATAATGTGAATTTTTTAAAAATAAATATTATTTTGTTAACCAACTGTAATATCTTTGAGTTAATGATAATCTATCCTCTAGACCATTTTTACCTCCGTTGATTCTAAGTGTCATTGCAAGTATTGTATCAGTTGTTACGCCTTTATCGGCAATTGCCCATAACTTATTTTTATCAAAGAAAAATAATGCTGCTTCAAATGCATAATCAGTAGCAACTAACTCTGGGGTTGTCATTATTACTGGTTTCTTAATTGAATCAGCAAATGCTTGGTAATTTAATTTTCCAGTAGTTTGCAAGGCCCCTCTACCACGAAATTTGAATCCTTCACCAGATGCTTCATTACCATTACCCATTCTATCAGCATATACACGTGCACCAATCTTATGTGGTTGACGAGCATACTCATTAGCCATCGCATCAGTTTTGAAATACTTTCCGAATATTTTTTTAAGTCCATCCGCAGAGTAATTAAGGTTTTCACTAAATAGTGCATAACCACCTGTTTCATGAGCTGTTTGTCCAAAAAAGTGTGCTGCTCTCTCTGGTGTCATTTTAAAATAAGCCATTGCAGCTTTTAGTGTTGCTGGTCCAAATGAACCATCGGCCTTAACGCCTATTTTTTCTTGTAATTTAATTAAACTCATTGTTGTGTGTTTTAGGAAACGTTATTGTTATTTATAAATATCATTAAAAACAAAAAACCCCTAGAAAATTCTAAGGGTTTTTAAGTATATTTAATTAACAATTTATTGTTTGTTCATTGCGTTTTTTATTTGTTCTGGGTCATGTTCACCAGAACCATCTTCACCACCAGCAGCTGCTGATTCATCAATATCATCAAACGCATCTGCGATATCAATTCCTTCTCTTTCAGCATCTTCAATATGATTAACAATTGCATCGTAATCGTTACCATACATTTCAAAAGCTTTTTCTGGGATTGCAACGCCATTGTTTAAATCATCAGCAAAAACGTGCTTATTTCCTAATAATAAGAAATGTTCACCTGTTGTTTTTGATGTGAATTTTTTATAGTTTTTAGATGGTGCAACTTTAATATCATCAACTGGTTCAGCTTCTATTGGAACAGCCATAGCTTCTGGTTCATCGATAGAAGAATCATCATCGTCATCATCACCCATTTCATTAGGTGTTTTATCACCCATTTCAACTGAATCGTCTTCATCGTCATCACCTTCTTCTGGTTCTACTGGCTCTGGTTCTACGTGTTCTTCTTCTTCTTCTTCTTCGTCTTTTTCTATTTCATCTTCTTCATTCATTGGTGCGAAATAGTTTTCACCTAATTTAATACCTTTTTTGTTTGATTCTTTTACAACCTTAGCTGTAGCAGTAGCTGTGTGAGTAGCTGTTCCGCTTTCAACGTGTTTTTTAGCATCTGCTGATTGAGAAACTTTAATCTTATCCCATTCACCAACTTTAGGTGCTGGAGCTTTTGTTCCTTTTTCAGTTGAGGCTGTTCCTTCAACATGCTTCTTTGCATCAGCAGATTGAGGTACACTAATTTTTTCCCATTCACCTTTTTTAGGTGCTGGAGCTTTTGTTCCTTTTTCAGTTGAAACACTTCCTTGAATATGTTTCTTTGCTTCTGGAGCTGATTTTACAACTGTATCAATTGATTCAGCTGAACCTTCAACCGCATCAGAATCTTCGATATCATCAGATTCACCAAGTAATTTTTTAGTTTTTTTCCAAACGTCACCAAAAGCAGCGTTCTCATTAACTCTAGATTTACCTTTTACAAGACCAAGAGTATCAGAAGACTTATAACCCATAAGAGCTTTCATTCTAGACATATCTTCACTAATTAAAGATTTATTAGCAGATGTTAATACAACAGCTTTACCTTCTTTAAGTGTTCCTTCCCAACGAACTTTACAAGTAACATTTCCGTCAGAAATTTCAAACACTTTCTTATCTGTTCTATAGCCTTCTGGGATTAGGGTTAAGGCATGACCTATTTTTTGTGTAGTATTACTACCTTCGAATTCTTTTTTAAATGTGATTCTTTTCATTGATTCTTTTATTTTTGGTTTATTGTTATTTTCATTATTTTCAGCCATAGCTAATTTTTTAGAGCCTTTTTTAACATCTTTAGGTAAGTTTTCAATATCATCACCAAGACCATAGAATGGAATCTCAGCAGCATCTTTTTTCTTCTGACCAGCAAGTGTCGCATCTATAAATTTTTGACCGAAATCATCAGATGACGCACCCCAAGCAGCTTCAGCATTACCGCCTTTAGCATTACCCATAGTTGAATCACCTTTGATAGCTTTTTTTGCTCTATCGTTGAATAACTTATCAGTTCTATCGTATTGAAGGTTTTGCATACCACCACCAAGTTCTATCTCAGCATGATAATCTTCTTCTTGTTTATCGTTGTAGTTGAATTTAACAGTAGAATCCTTTTTATCACCTTTGATAGATTTTTCATAGTCTTTTACTGTCTTATCAATATCCTTAACACCAGCAGCGTTAATTTTTTTGTTTTCTGAACCAATACTTTTAGTCATTTTAATACCTGGAGTTGTTTCTTCAGATACAAATCTATTAGTTAATCGGTTTTTTATCGTATTTTTATCCATCTTTTTATTTTGGTTTAATTATAAATATCTAAGTTTTAGCTAAAGTTATTAAGCTTTAGTGTTTTTTGATTCAATTATTCGTTTAACTTCTTCTATTGTTTTACCAGTCTTTTTAGCAATTACCTCATAAAGTGATGATGGGGCTGTTTTTGAATATGATACAACACCAGAATCTCCTTGATTACATTTACCATTCTGAGCTGATTTGTTGTTATTAAGCTTAACACAACTATTTAATTTAACAAAAGAACCTTTTTTTATTTGAGGTTCCTTTTGAGCTTTTGTTTTCTCACCTTTTTTAAATGTACCATCAGCCGCAATATTTAACGCATTAGCATCATAAGGACCTACACTATCTGGGCCAGCTGTCATTTCTTTAACAACCTTTACTTTTGGTTTATTAATATCTCTACTTACCATATCTGGTTTGCCAGCTCCAAAAGGTCCAACAAACATACCAGTAGCACCAGGCATACCAGTATTCATTTCCATTACTTCATCATATGGTGTTCCAAAAAAATCTGGGGCTGGTGGGTCTTTTTTCTCAACATCTGGTGCTGGTGTGCGTTCACCCTTTGCAGTCATTCTCATTTTTGTAAGTGCTTTCTTGCTATTGATAGCGTTTTCAGCATCTCTCTTATCAAAAAATTCTTTCTCCCATTTTTGTGAATCAGCTCTTATCTTAGCTAATCTAGATTTAAGGTCATCCCCTTCTTCTTCTTGAACGTTAGACTCACTTAATATCGAAACTAAGTTTTTATCTTTATCGTAATGAGATATTAAATGTTCTTTTACTTCATCATCTATTATAACAACATATTCATTTCCAGTTTCGTAAAAATCATATGGTGTTTCACCATTAGTTGGACCAGATACAACATTTATTTGACCGTCCTCAACCATTAAATTAACATAATTTGCTATGTCTTCTTTAGTTGGTCTAATGTTATCCATCTTGTCATCTACAGGATATGAAATAGCTTCAGCATTCATATAATCTTCATCATTAACATTTCCATGATAAAAAACAAACTTAGAACCTTTTGAGTCTAGAATAATTATTTCTCTATTTGCATATAATCCAGTAAATAAAGGATTCATTGGGTCTCTTGCTTCAACATATTCATCATCTTTTTGATTATATGGTGCTCTGCTATCATCTTTAGCTCCAGCTGGATAATTATCATTCTCATCAACAACTGGTTTGACATGTTTCCTTAATTCTTCTTCAACAGTTTTAACAGCTGTTTTAGCATCACCAAGTGATTTAGATAATTGATGTGTTCCATTCTTCTTAACAAGCATTCCTTTACTTAAAAGAGTGTTAGTTATTGAATCATGAGATAAACCATTTTGTTCCCAATATGGTGATAAGGTATCGCTTTTGCGATATAAATATTTTAATAAATCAGCTACTTCAGCTGGGTGTTTGTCTTCAACTTCATCATTTTCAATAGAATTTTCTTTAATTGGAATTGGACGAACTTTTTTCATTTTACTATTTGGTATATCTATAGGGGCCTCAATATTAAATTTACCTAACGATATCTCATTTTCATCTTCACTAAAAGTTTTAACACCACTACCTTTAAATTCTCGTTTGAAGCTATTATCAACTCGATTCAAACCACCTTTAATTTTAACACCACCTTCTTTTATAAGTCTATTATATTGTTCAAGTGTAATTTTAATTACAGCACTTTTTTTATTTGGTGTTTTACTAACAATACCGAGTAATTTAGCTTGATTTTCTGTTATTTTAATTTTTTTCATATTAACTACTTTTGTTACTTAAATTATTCACCCATAAACCTCTTTTAGTCCAAAGAGTTTTATATAATTGGCTTAAAACATTCTTAGTTATATCAACTACTTTATCTTCCAATCCTTTATCATCTTTTATTCTGTCTTTAATAATTTTCTCAATTTTATTTTTAAACTCAGTTGTATCCATATAGATTTTTAACTCCTTGGATACGTCAGCTTTTGTTAGCTCCTCGTTTAATTTATTTTTAATTGGATTCTTCATCTGTTTTCTATATAAATATATGATTAATCACAAAAAAAGCCCCAATGGGGCTTAATTTTAAAGGTTTCTTTTTACTTTCCCTGTAGAGGGTTCTTTTTGCCTGTTAGTGCTTCATATTCGGTATTTATCTCACCTGTCTGAGGGTCGTGAGTCGGAATAGGAAACTTAGGTTCTTCTTTTTTCTTAGCTTCTTCAGCTCTCTTTGCGATATCTCTAAAGATATCATGCATATGATTACTTCCCATTACTTTGCCATTAATATTATCACTGTTATTGGTAGTACTACCGCTGCTGTAAACCCAATCACTTTAAGTATTTTCTGTTTACGTATTTCTTTCTTTTGTTTCTTAATAGTATCTAGATGTAAATCTATTTCAGTATCTTTATTGAGCATGATTTGAGTATCGTTAGCTATAATTTTTTTAAAATTATTACATTTAGATTCATAAGCATCAACTTGTGATTTTAATAAAGAAATTGATGATAGATGAATAACTTCTCGCTCCATATAAACTTCAATTAAGCTATCAGAAATTTGTTTACCATATAAATCATTTAGAACGACCTTGGCATCAGCTAAAGTCATTGTAACAAGTGTATCGCCTTTAGCGTTAGTGCTTGTTAGTACTCTTGGTTCTATCTTTGAGATAGTCTGAGAAAGCGTTTGAAACGCCATTAGCAGACAAACCATTAACACGAATAGTTGTTTCATTTTTTTGTTTTTTTAATTTATCTAAATCTGATTGTGTCTTAGCAAGCTTAATTTCATTAGCTACTAATTGTGTATTGATGTCGGCTATTGCTGCATCAAGCTTTGTATTAACAATTTTAAGACTATCGTTTCTCTTTGTTAATATCTCATTATTAGCACGTAATGCATCAATAACATCTTTTTTATAGTCAATTTTATTACGTTGACCAAACAAAAAACTGATACATAATGCAATACCAAGTATAATGATAACCCAAGTTTTAAAATCTAAATTAGTTTTCATCAACATCGTTTAAATCTTCAACTGCCCATTCTTCAGTCCAATTCTTATAATAACCAATTAGTTTACCTAATAAAGAAACTAAATTTGTCTCTAATACGATATTTTCAGAGCTTGGTATTAATTCTGGGTTTGACCCTAATAAAGTCATTTTAAATTTAACACCAGCATTTATATCTGGCTTAGGCAGAAACGTCCCTTCCAATAAAACATCCTCATTTTGTGGATAAATTTTGAAATTGTCAATACGAACTCTCTTATCAATAGTTTGTAAACCTTCTAATTCTTCTTTCCAAAGAGCACCACCTTTTACTGGTGACTTAGTTGCTTCTGGTTCTTCGCCATCTACTTCTGGTTGCATTTGTTCTTGACCAGGATTACCCATTGTATCTTCTTCGTTGATGATACTCTTAAAACCACCTCTCATGATATTCATCATTTGTTTGGTTTTGTCATGTTCGTTAATGTTTTCTTTCATTCTTTTTTATTTTATTTCAAATTTATTTTTAAACTCCTCGCAATCCCAAGCTGGGCTTAAGTCCGTGTAATTCTTATCTAAATTACTTTTATAGATTATTGAATTCTCTTCAAGTAAATTATCTATTTTTGTATTGTGACCAATTGGGTTCACAGATATAAAAAATTCCTCACACAACTTATTAACCAACTTATGGGCCGAATCAATCTGTTCGTTAGTATAAGAAGCCCACATTGATTGACCTCGCCATTTTCTAACATAAACACTGTTCGGTTCCTTATAAATATCCCCAGACCACGTAATAAATTCATTATTTGTAATATCTTTGGTTAACCAACCGTTATTTTCTAACAAAATAACAATAGATTTGCTATCTAATTCCGCATTATTGAAAAATCTTGAATGATACTTAGGGTCGAAATGTTGGAAAATAGAACCAGCCGCATCTATTGTAAATGCAGCTGTTCTTTTAAATTTATTATTGTATCGATGTAACCAACCTTTGATATGTCTCATATCACGGTTACTTGTATGACCAATGACTATGATTTTTTTTATGCTTTCATTAACTACGTAATTATCGGTTGGTAATTTGTATGTTGTTTCGTCAATTATCATTTACGTCTAAAAAATACTGTGTTGTTATCACCATTCTTAGTCACCTTATTGGTACCGATTCTTTGAATAGTATTACTACCTTTAGCCTCTGGTATTGGTGTTGAATAACCACGGTTTTCTCTTATTTCTTTGATATTCTCAACTTCAATTTTACCTGTTGTAATTACTGGCTCTTTTTTATAAACTGGAACCTCAATTTCTTTTTCACTAACAACTTTAGCCTCAACTTTTGGTTCTTCAACTATTTCTTCTGGCATAGGTCTTACGTCCCATGGCTTTTCTTCTTCAATTACTACTTCTGGTTCATCAACTTCAATTGTTGGTGTCTCAATTAATTCAGTTAATTCAATTGCATTGTGTGGTTCATCTTCATAGTTTACACCCTCATTTACACCCTCATTTACACCCTCATTTACACCATCATTTACAGACTCACTAATAACTTTAGTCTTTGGTTCTAATGGATTTACTTGCCCATCTAGTTCAAATACTCTATTAGTCATTAAAATTAGAGCTATTGCTAGTGGGTCAAATACAAAGATAAGTAAAAGAATTAAATAGTTAACAACCTTTCCCATTGGTGCACCTGTTAATTCAGCTATATACTTAAGAGGACCAACTTCACCAGCAATTTCACTACCAGCCTTTAGTTCAAGTCCCTTTACATTATACTTACTAACTGAATCAGAAAGTATTGCATTCTTTGTATTAAGACCATCAATATCATTTGATAGTTTTTGAATCTCTGTAGTTGCAAGGGTTATATCAGCTCTTACTTTATCTTTAGCTTTATTGTTCTTAGCTGAGTCAAGTCTTGTTTCTTGATTACTTCTAAGGCTACTCAATTGGTCAATACGTTTATTCTTGGTTGTTACTATCTTCTCATTGTCAGCTATATTCTTCTCGAATAAGAGCTTCTTACCATCAAGCACACCTAATTCACCTTCATGTATTTCAAGCTTGTTAGCGGTCTTCTGATAGGCATTAGAAAGGAATCCATAGATACCAGCTGATGTAATCATCATAAGTATCGCAACACTTATTGTTAAGTATATTTTAAGGCTAAGTGCTAGTCTAGACCAATATCTATGAAGGGCTGTAGTTGTTATTACTTTACCGACTTCAAGTACAGTGGCCATTATGATTACAGCGGTGCTAGCACCAGCGAATAATTGACTAAGACCCCAAACACTGAAATACCCAGCACACCCAGCAACTGCTAGGGCTATTATTAACATTATGTAACTAAATTTAAACTTCATTTTCTTTTATTTATAAATATCCCAAATATAAAAAAAGGGGCAAAACCCCTTTTAGTTATTCATGCATTAAACTATACAAGTCGTGGGCGTTATGTCTTAATTTTCGAATTGCTTTTTCTTTAATTTGTCGTATTCTTTCTTTTGTTAGTGAATATTTTTCACCGATTGCTTCAAGTGTCATTGGTTCAAAATCAGTATTAATACCAAAATAACATTCGATAATTACTCGTTCTCTTTCATCAAGTGTTTCAAGTGTTTTATTTAATTCGTTTTTGATTCTAGTATCAACGATTAAAAGGTCTTCTTCTTGATTATCACCAGCAATAAGTTCTATTAATTCATCACCTTCTTCATTTATTGTTTCGTTAAGTGAAGCACACTTAGGAAAACTTAAAAGTTGCATTGGTTCATTTTCCTTATCAAAGATTTCACCATAAACTGGCTCTCTTTCATTAGCATATTCAAACTTAGCAATTTCTTTTTTTAGATATGATAATTTGTTGATGACATTTGCTGGCAGTCTTACTATCCTTGCGTTATCATTAAGGCTTTGAATGATTGATTGTTTTACCCACCATACAGCGTATGATATAAATCTAAAACCTCTTTCATGTTCAAATCTATGTGCTGCTTTTATTAGACCATAATTACCTTCACTGATTAAATCGGATAAAGGTAAACCTTGCCCTTGAAATTCTTTTGCTATTGAAACTACAAATTTAAGGTTTGAGTTTACTAATGTTTCTATGGCTTTTTGGTCACCATTTTTTATTTTTTTTGCTAATTCTATCTCATCTTGTTGGGTTAGAATAACTGTTTTTCTTACGTCTTTAAAATACTTAGATATACTATCATCACTATCAAAATTTACATATTTTCGGTTCATTAATTTGTTTCATTTTTCTTCTTTTTTTCGTTATGTTTGTTACTATAAATATACTACAAAACCCTTAAAAGTCAAGGGTTTTGTCGGTTTTTACTTAATATTTTGCCAAATAACCAAGGACTAATTTATCCTGTTCTGTTAGGTTTTCAACACCATTATCTATCAATTTATTCCATAAAACCTCTCGGTCATGTTTGGTCATTTTATCAACATCTTTTTCTGTTATAACCTTCTCAGTAACAGTAAAACCAGATGGACCATTCTTAATAGGTTTTACATCGATTCTATCACTTCTAGTGTCAGCTGTCTGCCTTATTTCTCTTAATAGTTTGGCTGTTTCATCATCTAAGTTCATAGTTTTCAAAAAACCAAATAAACCTTCATGTGTTTCTTTTCTATTTATGTTGAATCCAGCTGATTCTGGGTTTAAATCAAAAATCATAAAATTCCTTCTATGAAGTGTGAACCAATCAGTTAATTCTTTAGGACTAACAGCTGATGAAAAGGTTGCTATAAATAAACCTTTACCATCTAAAAAATTCGGCACGGTTTCACTTATTTTGGCTATTTCATCTTTAACACCAGCGGTATCGCCAATAACTACTAGACAATAATTTCTAAATTTCATAATTTATTTCTTTATACAAAGGTACTAAATAAAACATCACAATCCAAATTATATTAACTTTATTTCAGATAGATGGTTTATTTTATTGACAGTTATGATGTTATCACGTTTAATTACTCGATTTATATAACTACATAGTGGTTGTAGATTGGTGTAGTGATTAAGTTTAATCACATCATCTAAGGTAACCGCTGTAGCTAGTGGCTCTTTATGGTCAATATCCCATCCATACCCCTCGGTCCCATTATATAACCCATAATTATCCCATGTCATCCAACATAAAAATTGTGATTCAATTTCTTGTTTAAAGTCATCGAAAGAACAACCAAGTATTTCAAATGACCTAGATTTTTTAGTAAAACCTTTTTTCTTTAATAACGACCTAATAGTTCGTTTAATATTAGTACTTAATTTAAACACTGGGTCTTCAGTTCTACGTTTATTATAATTCTCGTTATTTTTTTTTTGTTTAATCTCTTGGTTATCTTTAAAATAAGTTTTAGAGTATTTTAAAATTTTTTCTTTATTTTTAATATAGTATTCTCTAATATATTTTTCTCTTTTTTCTATGCGTTCTTTTTTTAATATTTCTTTTTCTTCATCACTTAATGTTAGTTTTTTTATCTTATCATAATATTTCTTTGCTTCTAATTTTCTAGCGGTTTTTTTATCCTCTTCGGTAAAGTATTTTTTTTTCATATTTAATAGTTTATAATAAATATCACACAAAATATGAAAACGTAAATCTTTTACAAAAAAATTATGAGAGATTAATTCTTGATAGATGATTCTCTTTTACTACCGTAACAATATTACTAGACCAATCTTTAACTAATCCATTATGGGTAATTAGGAAAACAATATCATACATGTCTTTTATCTTATCAAACAACGATTTAAGCTTCTCTAGGTTCTCATCAGCTACCTTACCTAATACTTCATCAAATGTAATGAAATTAGGCATAGGAAGGGTTGATATCTTACCTAATACTGCCCTTAATGCAAGACTGGCTGCTGTCTTTTCAAGACCACTACCAGATTTAAGTAGTTTAGACACCCCATCATTGATTATTAGAAACTGTACATCGTTCTTATCATCCATAAATATCTCTATTTCGAAATCTGTTACGTCATCTAGTAGTCTAGACACCTCAGAATTGATAATAGGTAGTACACTACGTAGAACTAACTTACTTACACCCTTCTTTCCTACTAAATCTATGTATATTTTATAGATTTTTTCTATTTCTTCTTCCTTTTTAATGACTGCAATTAGATTTGTCTTAACTAGTATGTCATTATTATTAGTTTTTAAGTCAGTTGAAACTCGTTCTATCTTAGAAATGGTATCATCTTTAGTATGTTCACATACAACTAGGTTAGTTTTAACCTGTGAAATCTCAATATCTATGTTTTTATTCAACTCAATAGCTGATATATTAAGATTATATTTCTTTAAATCATTTTTCTTAGCAACTATTTGGTTTCTTAGACCACCAATTTCAACTTCTAACCTAGAAATATCTAATTCATACTTATTTTTAGTATCAATTAGCGTCTTAGTCTTGGCTAATTCAGTTAATTCAGTGTTAATACGAAGTATTTTACTACCTAGTACTAAAATTTCAGACGATAATAAGGCCATATCACTAGTATGCTTTGCAATATGCTCACTATTATCTACATCATCTAGCTTACGGTTACATGATTGACATATACCGCCAGCAATAAGACCAGCAATTACCTTTTTTAACCTAGATACCTCGGCTTCTTTTACCGCTTTTAATGATGTACTAGTAGATAACTCCTTAGTTAGTTCATGGTGACGGTCTTCATCGAAGTTTACATCACCTATTTCATCTATACTAGCTTTTATAGTAGTTATATTATCCTTTAATGCTATACCACTAGCTGTTAATGTTGCAATATCACCCTCTAATTTACTAGGATTAAGGGTAGCTATAGTAACATCTATCTTTTCTTTACTATTAATAAGAGTATCATTAGCTGCATTAAGACGATTAATCTCTATTTTAGTATCAGTAAGCTTAGTATTAAGTACTATATCTAAATCAACGCATTCTACTACCTTAGTATTATGTTCTTCTATCTCATTTGCAAGGGTAATTACATCATAATTGTTAGATTTCTTCTTACCATTGAACTCATTATACATCTTTCGTACTATAGCTTCCTTTAATTCTAGTATTTCAAGACCAATAAGTCTAGTTAATACCTTTCCAGACTCAGTTGTTGTCAATCCAACAAGGTCGTCTAGTGTTTTTTCAGTTGCAAGTACCAATAATTCGAAATCTTTCTCACTTCCAATCGTTTCTTTTATCTTTTTGGTTGTTTGTTTAGCATCTTCTTCATTTTTTTCTTCTTCTGTACCATCTGGAAGCACTTTATAGTAACTTAATTTGTTACTTACCTTCCATTCACCAGTTTTTGAAGCTGTTCTTTTCATTTTTCTCTCAATAATGAACTCATCACCCTCAATATCTATCATCCCACGCACCACAACATCGTTTTTTCCGCTATAGGTGTTGAATATTTGCTCATTTTTGTCAGTTTTAGTAGTAGTACCATGCAATAAGAACTTAATTGCATCTATAGTAAAGGTAGTTTTACCCCCTTGGTTAGCTGGAACACTGTTTACTACGGTTAATCCTTTCAATTTACCGAATGGTACATAGTTTTCAGCACCAAATGATAGAAAATTATCTATCATAACCCATCTAATTGACCAGGCCCTATGTTGTGATACAGTTAAATCAACGTTTAATTCACCATTAACAAGGTTATCTAGTGCAATTATACGGTCAAAGTCTACTACCTTACCATCACGGGTGATAACTTCCTTCATAAGGGCCCTTTGATAGGTGATATCCATGATATTCTCTATACCAGCACCTGTTATCTCTACTATATCACCATTAGTATTAACCTTAATAGGTCTAAATTGAACATTAATGTTACCACTATTAATACCATACTTCTTTGCAAAGAAGTTTCGAACCTTAGTCTTAGCTTCTTTACTATAATTTTCTGGTCGGTCATCCCAATACACTTTCACCTTAGAACTAGGTGAAATAGCTGTTTTGTCTAATGTCATTACTTTATTCTCCATATAAATCTCTTTTCTTTTTTAATTTTAATTCTTCTAATTCTTTTTTAATAAGTTCTGATTCATCATGTAATTCGTTGTAGGTTTTTACATGTAATTGACATCGCTTTTCAAGTACACCAACATCAGCTAAATAATCTTTCTTCATAACTACCAAATCATTTTCTAGACTGGCAATCTTGTCGGTAAGAACTTTTGTTTCAGTATTATCTGTTACGAAAACTTCTTTTTCAATAACCTTCTCGATAATCTTTTCAACTTCGACAATCTTCTCAACAATCTTCTCAACTTCTACAATCTTCTCAACCTCAATAATTTTTTCATTAGCTATTGGTGTTGCTCCAAACTTTTCAATTGTAAATCCTTGTTTGATTAACTTAAAAGTAAACTCATCAATATTTGATATGTTGTTTACACGACAATAGTCCCAGATTTCATCTTTAAATATCTTCGGAAGTTCCATCGCCTTTGTCTGTTAATAAATCTCTTATATCATCTTCTGTTTGATGAAGGAATTGAATTTCTTTAGTTGATTCGTCAACATAAACTGTCTGAACCGAATGATTTATTAACGCTAATGATTTCTCACTTTCAACAACAATCATTTCACCATTAACAATGGTAAAATTATCAAGTCTACTTGGTAGGCTTGTTACATAATCTTTTAATTCCTTTAATGTCATTATGATAAATTTTCTTCTTTTGCTTCTTTATACGTCTGTAACATTTCGATAAGACTATCAATACCTTTATCTGTAACAGAAAATCTTATTTCTTCGATACCACGCTCTCTTATGATATCACCTTCGTTAGTACGCTTGTATGAAGGGTTATCCAATAGAAATACCAATTCATGAATCTTGGTGTATTCTTCACTTTTAGAATCATCTTTTTTATAATAGATGTTATCTCTTACTTGCAATAATGTTTTCATTTTATTTATAGATTAGTTATTATTTCTTTATTATTTTCTAAATCTTCAATTGATTTAATCTTGAATTGATAGTACGGATATTTGTTATCAACATCATGCTCATCAAATTTACATGTATCAACGTCCCATTCTAGAAACCCATGTTTTGTTACGTTTTCACCGAAATTCTGTTGAATTAAAGACGATGGATAAGCTATCGGAATACCCTTGTGGAAGAATACTTGTCGCTTATGGATATCACCAAGCATTACCATATCACAACCTTCAAAGATATCAAGACCAGCACCATGGTCAATATCATAACCGATGTCTGTCTTAGCATTCATTACTGGTGCATGAAATAAACCGATATATTTTTTATCTGGACCGAACTCTATCCTAGCAGCTTCTATATCTGGTCTAGAATTACCTTCAAATATTGAATAGACACACCAAACGATATTATCATCAAGATAACAACGACTCTCTTTAAAAAAGTTTATGTTAGCATCTGGAAGCATCTGTACCATTGGTGTGATGCTATCAATACGGTCTTTGTTATTCTCTAACAAGTCATGATTACCAGCAATAAGAATCACTGGTGCGATTTCTTCAAGCTTCTTTAAGAACCAACTACCAAGCATCAATTGTTCATTTGAAATGACAATTTTTTGGTGAACTAAATCGCCAGCAATTAGAATTCTAATTTCTTCTTTCTTATAATCAACAAGTAAGTCAGTTAGTTGATTTATAAGGGTTCTGAAGACCTCTTTATACTCGTCATGTTGACGGAATGTTCTGATATGAATATCAGCTAAATGTATTATTTTCTTTACCATGTTATAAAATATCTTTTCCTTTTTCAAGTGGTTGAAGTCTAAATGCTTCAACTATTTCGTTATTTTCTATTCTTATTAATGTTTGTTTAAGCATACCTTGAAACAAATCATCTTTTAAGTAAAACCCATCTTCATATTCACTATGACATTTCCATGAAACAGGGTTCATCATTTTATAGTCTGTTGGTAACATAAATGGATTGTATCTGACACCTCTAGTATCAGTTAGTTTACAATCTTTTACTTCACCCATTATCGGTTTGCTCATATTATGCGTTTTTCATTAAGTTATAGTGATGTAATTCAATTAATTTCTTAGCCTCATGTTTCATATACATAATGTGAATTTTCTCGAAAGATTCCTTCACCTTATCCCAATACAATACAACGATTTGGCGGCACTTTCTCTTTGGGAACTCTAATTCGTACATGTAAGCATAAACACTCAATTGTAGCGTGTATATGGACCACTGACAAGCTTGTAAATGGTCGAATGGTTTGTGTAGTGTTTCGTTACCGTAAGGGTTAAAGAAGTTGAATACACGGTTTGTTTTATGGTCAAGCACATCAAAGTAAACTGTATCAATATCAATGATAAGGTCACTCATACCAGCTAATTCATATTGTTCAGCGAATAATATCCTCTCTGGCCAAACAGCAATACCTTCATCAATCTTAAGTGCGTTATATCCATCAATTACTTTTTGTTCAAATTGACCTTCTTCATCATCTTTAGGGAAATACCATTTATCAGCCAATAAATAACGTTCAACAATATCATGAACACGTGTCCCATAAATATTTGCTTCGTCATTTAAGAATTGCCAGTAATCAATGATTTGTTGTTGAGTCATGCCGATATAACGTTCTTGTTTAACACTATCTAATTGATTAACAATAGCGGCTGACACACCTTCAACATCAAAGTGTGGTTCTATAGAAGAAAGAGTTGTGGTAACAGATGTATATATCTTACCAGTCTCTCTATGATGATATTTGTGTGCTATTGGTTCTAAATAAACAGGACCAACCCATAATTTTGCTTTACTCATATTGCAAATATACTATTAATTTAGACGTATTGCAAGTACTAATACAATTCATTATCAGAAAGTGTCTTTGCAGTCTTTAAAAGTAGTACTATACCCCTATGTTTAAGTTTTTCAAAGACTTTAGACGGGTCAAAACCCTCTGGTGGTCTTATTATCTTAATTCTACCCCTAAGATTACCAAAATTTAGCTGTCTATACAAGTTTTTAGCATCTTCATAAGCATCATCATCCAAAAGTATCACAATATTAGCATTAGCTTTGTCATGAAGCATCTCTAAAAGTTGTTCTGGTATGAATTTACCTAATAATGGGATGGAATTTGGTACAACTATATGGTCAGTAGCACCTTCAACGATATAAATTGTTGCATCCCAATTGATTTTACCTTCATTAAAGATAATTTCTTGTTTTTCAGCATCTGGATTTATGTATTTTAACTTATTTGGCTCACTTGAAAACCATCTAGCAATAAAATAAGTTAATTTTCCAGTACTATCGTATGATGGAATGATAATTCTATTAAAAAATCTACCTTTTACTGTATAACCTATATCAAATTCATCAATAATTTCATTAGTAATACCACGATTATACAGATATGCCTTAGCTATATCTGATTTCCAGTCTTTATCTGTACATTCAGCTAACCTTTTATACCCCTCTGGTAACTCTAAATCGGGTATAATATGCTGTTTTGCAAGTATTATATCAGTATCTGGCTTTATTAATAGATAATCACGTAGTATTTTGGGGGTACCATACTTCTTAAGTAGCTTAATTACAGGCCCATGCATGTTATTAGTATCATGACAAGACCAACATCTAAACATACCCCTCTCATAGTTAATCTCTAGGTTACCCTTACCATCACCATCGGGCATACCTTTCTCAGCAGAACAAGCTGGGCAGTCAAAAGCGACTTGGCCAGAATCTTCGTTATGCTTCCTGTGTTCGCCAAGGAAATTTTCGAGAATATCGACTAAAAGTAGAGACATTAGACAAAGGTACGAAATTAATTTCGATTATACTAATTTATTTACCGAATATTTGGTTTACCAACCTTTACGCTCATGACGTATGATTTAGCTATTTGAGCAATGATTGAATCCCTATTGGCTTCAAAACGGTCATTCTGTGGTGCAATATATTTCTTTTGAACTAAAGATATTACCTTCATAATCATGTCATTACGCTCATCTTGGTCATAAGTCATATTAAAAGCTACAATATATTTATCAACTAGGTTTCTAGTTACGATAAGATTTTCATCTGTCGATGAATCAATTTCTTTTGTTAAACTATCTTCCATACTCCGATTTTATTCATATAACCACGTGCCGCAGTATACGCATCAGAGGTATCAAAGGTTTCTTTTTTAAGTTTATTGTTTTTATCGTAAAACCAGGTAACTTGTGGTTCTAATTCAGAAACTTTCTCCCAAAGGACATATTTCTTATCAACATCAAAAGGATGGTCACCAAATAAAACTGGTTGGTTCTTAGCTATAGCTTTTTCAGCTAACGGTGTTCCATCTTTTTTGAAACGTCTTACAGCCATCAATTCTGGGAATGCATATTTACGAGCATCATATGATGAAATAAATTCTGGAACAACACCAAGAGTATCATATACTGATTTGCTAATCATTCCATTAAATCTAAGAAGTGTTGCTATTGTGTAAACGTTATTTGATTGAAGAAGTGGTTCTTCGATAACAACTCTGGTAACACCTAGGTTTTTAAGTTCACCAAAAATATCATGATTTTTTAATAAAAATTCAGATTCAAATATTTCGACTTTACGAAATAATTCTTCTGTTTTACTTTCTGGTTGTGGTTTAACTTTAGGACTAACATGTGTTAACCATTTAAGTTTACCATTATCACCTAAATCTTGAAATAAGGCTATCCCGATTGTAGATGTTGATACATCTAATGCTAATAAAAATTCAGTATTTTTTGACATAATTCTTTTATGACAAAGTTAAACCACCTTTTTAAAAGGTAAAGTCTTATAACGTAATTTTTACACCAAATACTTTAAACTCGTTGATATTCTTAAGAACATGTCTATCAGTCTTGGCAATAGCAATCAAATTGTTAAAGCTATCATATAAACCGATTTCTGAAATTCTAGGTACATCACTATTACTGAATGTAGGGTTTGTTGACCCACCGAATTCACCTCTACCAGCAATACACGTTAAATTTTGGAATATACTAGTTGATATGCTATCAAATGTTATTGATGTTCCTGTAGTCGCTCCTGTTGGATTAACAGCACCATAATCAGCAACAATTGTTGGGTGTGTAAGTACAATAAAACCTTTATCTAAATAAGCAATACCAACACACGTATCAGCACTAAATCCTAAATTAGAATTTGTTTGTAAATTCCAAAATTGTTTTTGGTTAAGTGAGAATGGTTTTACTGATGCGAAACCAGTAGCCCAACTTAATGAACCAGAACCACCATTCGGTGTTAATATAGAATCTGAAAATAATAATGCTATGTTTGAATCTATTGACACTGTTACTGGTGATGTTTCTCTATAGTTAGCATCTTCAATTGTTAATGGGATACTTTTATTTTGGAATGTTGAATAAATATCATAAGTCCCACCAGTAGTTGTTAATGACACTTTAACTTGTTTACCATCAATTAATTCACCATATTTAGTGTTATTAATCGCTAAAACTACTACCTTATTTACCGCTAACCCACTAAGTGATGTGTCTGAAAACCCACCATTAGCAAATGTTTTACCAGTATAAGTTGTATCTTGTGTTGAGTTTAATGGTAATCCAAATGAGTAATATAAATTAACTAAACTATCTGTTGCGTAATCATTTCTATTAATAACATTATGAACTATATTCGTTCCGCTTATAGTTGTTTGACCATTAAAAGATATTTCACTAGAAACGACTGATGAATTAGATTCGACTAATTTTTTTAAAATACCACCACTACTATAAATAAGAACACTCTTAAGATTAGCATTTTGTGTTGTACTGTTACTAGCAGAACCATTTGGTCCAATATCACCACCCTCAGCTGGTACTTGACCAGTTGATAGAGCAGATGTTGCATAATAATTAGCATCTGAATCACCAAGACTAAACGTAGTTATTAGATTGCTATTAGTTGATACCATAGCTTTTCTACCAAACGGTGTTAATTTAGCTATTAGTGTTATTGCTGATGACGAATTGTTGTATCCCATATTAAAAGTCCATTGATAATTCCAACATTATTGTATTTCCAGCTAATAAAGCCACTGGGGTGCTAAGTTTACCAATACAAACAAGATTCTTTGCTGAGTCATAAATAGCTACTTCACTAACCTTGATATTTGGTGGGTTAGTTGATGATACTTGACTTCTAGTTGGGTTTGTCGTTGCATTAAACTCACTTGATGCTACATTAACATCAAACATTGTTTTATAAATTGTTGCACCAATAAATGTTGTTAAATTTCCGTAGAAAAATCTTTCATCACCAAATTGTAAATTTGATGCTTGATTATTTGGGGCCATATTAAGTTTTTCAATAATACTGAATGTTGTTGCACTAGAGTCATTAATAGAGTTAACTAAGAAGCCAGTAGTTGTTGCTGCTGGATTTTCTAATAGTGTTGGATTAATTGTTTCACCAGAAACACCTGTAATAGCTGTTGATGTAAAATCAATTACTTTCCAAGCACCTGGGTCTGGTCTTGTGCTTGGTGACTGAACTATTTGATAAACTAATTTAAACGTATCAGCATAGAAACCAAGACCATCATAACTACCAGATTCAATTTTACGCATGTATGGTAACGCATCTAACTCTCCTATTCTAAATGTAACATCTTTTTTAGATGCTGAATTATTAGTTAGCTTAATATAATTTTGAGCGTGAAGACTAGTTGTTAATCCACTAACATAATTATTCTCAAGAATATATGTCATATAAATTGTATCATTTATATTTAAAAGACCAGTAGATGTTCCACCACTTGGTGCTTGAACGACAGCTGATAATACTGGGAGTGTCCAGTTTCTATTTGATTTGTAAGAGATAGCTGCAACAATTTCATCATCATGAATAACAATTGTTTTTAATTGTGGGTAAACTCTACCAACAACTAATGGCATTGTATCACCACTAGATAAAAGTGTCATGTCTTCAATTAAATCAATATATTCAATATCACTAGTGCCAACTAATTTTGTATCACCAGAAGATATGAATCTCATGCCTTGTGTTGTTCCACTACCAGTGTTAAATCCTCTTCTATGATACATTAAATCTGGTAAATAAATTTGAACCATCTTTGAATTTGTCGTATCAATATATAAGAACTCACCATAAAGGTTAGATATCGTATTGTTTGTATAATGAAGAATGCTAATCGATTTAGTTACATCATCTGGATAACTAAATCCAGGACCGTTACAGTTAAAATTAAGCGTATCCGCAGTTGAAGAACAAAGATATTCTAAGTAAGGATTCTTATCACCTAAATAAGGGTATGAACCAAATTTAGTATAGTCTTCATAAACAGGCGTAGGTGTTGTAAGGCCAGTTATACCAGCAATATTTTCACACCATACATTATTCATATTCCAAACTGGAACGTCATGACATGTCACGTTATTTGATGCATTAAATGAAAGTGTTCCAGAATCCCAATAAGATGTAGTATTACCAGTCGCTATTGTTTCATAAACTTCACCACCTCTATAAATAATAACAGTTGAATTAGTTGATGATGCTGAATAATTTGGAAGCGTTCTATCAACTGTAACAGTATTACCTGTCATTGATTGAATCTTGAACCATAAGCTTGGAATCGGTGTTGCGTTTTCAGTACTACTTAAGTTACCAACTGTGTCATTTGTTAATTTAACAAGCATGATATCACCAACTGTAACCGCTGATGTGGTAGCAAGTGTTAAATTGCTAGTACTAGCAAAACTATTTGTTGCTATTAATTCTACATATGGTGTGTATGTGTTAGCTGTAAGTGTCGTATAAACACTGCCAGATGTACTAAAAAACCCTCTTTCAAGAGCTTCATTATTAACAACAGCTTTAATTACACTAATATTTGCTTGTGTTAATGGTTGAAATGGGTTACCAGCAGCACCAGCTGTGATGTAAGATTTTAAATTTGGTTGTCTATCAAATGGTCGCATAATCTTACTCGTTGCCGATAAAGTTATGTCATTTGGACCATGAAAAGCATCAACAATAGCTTCTCTACCGTAATTTATTTCGGAATCACCAATCGCCCAAAAAGAGAAATTAAGTTGTCCTTGGGCTAATTGTTCCCTACCTTTTTCTGTTAGTTTTATGCTAACAAATGGGCTCGTGCTATTAATTATGTAACTCATATTTTATAAATATCTTTGTTTTCTTATTTTAGTTATAAATATCCAATAGTAAATAATATTAATATGAATTAATAGAATTAGTTTGAATTGTTAATGGTATTATTTCGCTATATGCAATAGTTGTTACTATATCCCCACATAATGTAATATAATTCTTTTCATTTTTTACTCTATAGTATAATATTGTACCAACAGTACCACTAGCAGTAAAGGTATCACTATACAAGGTTCTACCTATACTATATGAGGTGTATCCACTACTATATAGGGTAGTGAAAGAAGTACCTGTACTCACTTCTAGACTAAAAAAGCCATTATTTAGCTGTGGACCTGTCAATATACTCCAAGTTACTGATGGTACATTAGTGTTTAACCCGTTTACTACGTTAGTAGTGGGGAAATATACTATAGTAATCATATCATCAAGTACTATATTACCCTCTAGTATGATTCTTTTAGGATTAGATATTGATTGGTAGTAGTCAATTCCACTTGCAAGTGTGGCTCCGTTAAGCATTACTATTATTGCACCACCACTTGCTGGTGTAACTGTAGTAAAAATTTCATATTTTCCAGTTGTTGTGTCATAATATGGGTTGTTTGAACCTTGATTATTACTAATTCCGCTTACAACTGGTGCGTTTACGTTAATATTATCACCAACTATGTTGTTTCCACCTAGTGTTGTGAAGATAATTGTTACAATATCACCATAAACCATACTACCATTCATGGTTATTACACCACCACTTAGTGTATAATCATAATTTTTAGCTAATACAAGACCATTTAATGTAACAATTATATCACCAGCAGCAGAATTACTTACGGTAATGTTAGTTTGACCATCAATTGGTAGAACTACTTGCTGTACAAGTTGATTTGCAGCTACTGTATTACTAGCATTAACCATTAATCTAGGTATTTCAGCCTGTTTTAGTGCTATAAAGTAATAATCTAGTGTACTATCGTATAATCCGAACTCACTACCACTACTAAAAGTTAGTGTATCTATGGTTTTACCTAATTTTTCCCCAAAAAACGTACATACAGGGTACATATAGTAACCTTTAACTAAATAATCACCATCTAATGATATACCACTAATAGGTATATACTGTGTTGTTGCACTAGTTGCACTTATTGCAGAGTATTCTATAATACCAGATTTATATACAGGTGGTGTTATAAATGACTGTGTTTGTGTTGCATATTTATATATTTCATACTTAAATGTAGCACTATTAGCTGTAAATGACTCAGTATTCGCTGTAAATTGGAATGTAAGAGGTATTATTGTTGCTGTACTGATAACATAAGATGTTCCAGTAGTACCCGTACAATCGATTTTAGAGGCCCCAGAGAGATTAAATAATGGTGATTCGAATACACACATATCAGAGCTCATATTAACGTTTAATATGTCTTTGTTTCGTACTGCACCGTTTTCGTTTTGAATGTATATAATCTCTTGAAATCTCATTAGTAATCTATTTCTAGTGTAATCATTGTAATATTATTTGTATTTCTAAGTCCAAAATTAATTGGTTTTAGAAGTCCTTCTGTGTCTTCAATCTTACTGAAATTTTGTAAAAAGGCAACAAGACCATTCATATTGATATAATCTTCTTCTTGAACTTGCCCTGTAACACTAGTAATTAATTGAACACTACCAATCGGTAAGTCAATTAATTCTCCTTCTATTTTCTTTATTAATTGTGGCATATATTATGGTTTTCTAAATACACTTCTATTTGTTGTTCCGATAGATGTTGTTATTGTTACGGCAGTCGTTGTATATAAACCACCATTAGCAAGTGTTGTATCAGCATCGGCAGCTGCATCGTCAATATAATCTCTTATTGTCATTAATGCAAGTGTTTCAACATATGTTGTGTTAGATATTGTTCCTGTTATACCATCACCAAACACAATAGTACTATTACCATTAGCAGTGCTTCCACTACCATGTACAAAACTAGTTTGTCCAGATGCGATTGAATTATAACCTCCAGCATGTGAATAATTACCAATAGACGTTGTTAAAAAACCTTCAGCGTGGCTCGTTTCACCACTTGCTGTTGTTAAATATCCTTCAGCGTGACTAATATTACCTATTGCAGTTGTTTCTTGACCTTCAGCGTGACTTACTATACCACTTGCTATAGTATTATGACCTTCAGCATGACTCGCATCACCACTGGCAGTACTTCCACTTCCACTAGCATTACTCGCACCACCACTAGCTATTGTACCAGCACCTTCAGCATGACTAAAAGTACCACTAGCTGTTGATAAATAACCTTCAGTGTGTGCAAAATTACCATTAGCAATTGTTAACCAACCTTCAGAATGGCTAGCTAAACCACTTGCGGTTGTATTAGCACCTTCAGCATGACTTATGTTACCAGTTGCTCGTGTTTGTTGATTTTGTGCGTGACTATAATAACCAGTAGCTTGTGACTCATAACCTTCAGCATGTGCTTCTGGTCCACTAGCTATTGTGTTAAAACCTTCAGTATGACTCGCAATACCATAGGCTGTTGTATATGAACCTTCAGCATGACTATAATTACCACTAGCTGTCGTGTGTGTTCCTTCAGAGTGACTACCATCACCACTAGCTATTGTAATATCTCCTTCGGCATGACTTGTATTACCGCTAGCTAATGAACTAAAACCTTCAGCATGAGAATAATCAGAAAATGCTGTTGTTAGTCTACCTTCAGCATGACTTGCAACACCACTTGCTATCGTACTATTTCCTTCAGCATGACTAGCACCACCACTTGCTATTGTATTGACACCTTCAGCATGACTTGTATAACCACCAGCTACGCTGAAATAACCTTCAGCATGTGAATAATCCCCACTTGCTGTTGTTTCTTCACCTTCGGCATGTGAATATGCACCGCTTGCTATTGTGAAATGATTTTCGGCATGGCTAGCAATACCAAGAGCCCTAGCTCCATGACCTTCAGCGTGTGTTTTGTTACCTAATATGATATCAGCAAAAGTACTATTCAAGTTGGTTACATCAGCTACGTAAGTACCGCTATTAATTGTTGTATTATTTAATAAAATCTCAGTTGATGTCGCTGAACTAAAAGTTACTGTATTGTATGTATATATGTAACCATCTAATATAACAGTAGAACCAGCAAATTCAGAGGTTACATCACCATATGTACCATCAAGTGAAATTAAACCACTGGTAATACCTGTGATTGTAAACCCTTTCCAACCAGCTCTACTACTTTCACCTTCACTATGACTGTCACTACCAAAAGCTATTGTACTATTTCCTTCAGCATGACTATTATTACCACTTGCTGTTGTTAAATATCCTTCAGAATGACTATTACCACCACTTGCTATTGTTTGATTACCTTCGGCATGACTATAATCACTAATTGCTGTTGTTAGCCAACCTTCAGCATGACTAACTTGGCCAAGTGCTTTTGTTTCATCACCTTCAGCAACTGAATAATCACCTGTTGCATCAAGACCACTATCATTATTAGCTTTTATTGATTGATAACCAGTGCTACCGCTAGTCCAATATTCGCTAGCAGTTCCACTGCCACCAAATAAAGCGACATATTCACTCATAGGTATCTTATAAGAGCTACCAGCTGAGTTTTGTGATGTATCGCTAGTTATCACTATGTGTATTAGGTCTGTTAAGCTAGCACCAGATGCTTGTATTCTGTCGGTTAATTTCATTTCTTTTTGTTTTTATATAAATATCAGTTAAGGAATTAAAATAACCCCTATTTTGTTATCAGTTGAAAAGACATTGGTTTTTAACCCAATACCTTCTAATATATATTTGTCAATACTTTTATCAATCGTTTCATAAATAATTACATCGTAATCTGAGTATTCATCCCAATATCCATGTTTATAACTACCATGGACATAAACATCTAAATCCTTACCAACAAACTCTACTAAAAATAACTTAATTTTTTTAAAGTCTTTTTGAACTTGGTCTGGTAAATCATTAAAGTTCTGTAGTATACCTCGTCTAATTCGTTCACGACCTTTATATGTCATTCTAGTTGGTTCCATTATTCTATCACTACTCCATTTTCAACAACTACATCACAATCATATGAGTAATAACTTATTACTGGTTCACCATTCCAAAGACTAAAATCACCCTCATGATATGATAATCCAATAGAGGTACCAACGTCACTTACAGTGTTTATACTGAATGTATCAGTCGATGGTCTTATAATATAGAAACCATTACTACTATTTGAACCAGAAACACTTCTCTCAACTAAAGAAATTTGTGCATGGTAATCAGTTAATCCGACAGCAGCAAAAGTATCATTTAAGAAATCAACAAAATTAGTGTATGTTAATCCAGTTATTCCACCACCAGTACAACCAGATGATATGGTATTAGTAGCTAACACAATATCAGTACTACCACTTGTAAATGTTGGTGAATACGTAGCACCTGTTAAATATTCAATACCATTTACTATTAAATTAGCCATAGTAAATGTTACTGCTGTAAATTCAGTACCATCACAAAATAGATTGTTAATTACATATTCTGGACTTTCTTGCATTGAATACCAACAAGCCGATAACGTTGGTGGAGGCATAATAAATTTAACTATCGATTGATTACATAAAGCATCTGTAATAGTTACATAATAGTTACCAGAATTTAGAGTAGCTGTTTGACCAGTTGAACCATTACTCCATAAATAAGTTACTGGTTGTGTTGCACCAACTAACACTACACTAGCTGTTGGGTAATTAACGTCAACACTAGCTTGAAGTGTATTTTCATTAATTGATGTGCCATTAGAATCACAAGCTTGTGCTGATGGTCCAGTTATGCTTACAGTACCTATAAATTCTGAACCAGAATTCATTTGTGCTATACAAAGACTATCACAATATGATGTTACTGGACTCTTAAGTCTTATATTATCACCACTAACGATTTGTATTGGTGTTGTTGTAACACTAACTGTTGTACATTGACCAGCCGTTCCATTTATTGGGCTAAGAATTGTTTGACCACTAAATGGATTGCCACAGAATAATGATGAGTAAGCTTTATATTTGTATTTTTGTTGGTCAAATATTGTATTCGTGTAAACCTTTACACTACCCCAGATTGTTGTTGCTGGAATTACTTGTTCAACAATGTCTACCCAATAGTTACCTACTAGATTAGCAAATTGTTCCATAGTAAGGTAATCAAACTTAGAACTTTCGTTACCACAATATAATCCACTATTCATGTATCTATCATAAAGTGCTCTTAATGTTGGGTAACCAGAAATTGTTTGACGATTCTTAGCATCAATTAATTCTGATGTAAGAAAATATTCAAAATCTTCAATAGTTGTTGCAGCTGAAAGTGGTTGAGTCATCAATGATTGGAAATCAATCATATCGTCACCACAACAATTTGCATGGTTAAATAAACTAGTTGTACCAGTTGTAAGTCCATCCATGAAATCATAATAATACCCATCCATGAACGCAAAACATTCATCATCTTGGAAATTCTTACTACCACAATCTTCAATACATGGGAAACAAGTTGTAACACCTGTAAGTAAACAAGGATTATCACTAATATAACACCAAACATCAGTTTCAACGGCCTTAGCTAAATTAATATCTAAATCAATTTCTTTTGTATTGATAACAAGCCTTTCATCATTAACATCATAATTTGTTTGACGAATGCTATTATTACCATTATTGTTTGATATGATAAATGGTCTATTAGTTAATGTTGTATTATTAATCCAAGATTTTCTATTATCACGAATTCGTTCTAATTCAAAACCTGGTGATTGTGATAAGAAAATATCATTTCTATCTACATTTGTACAAACTTTATCAAGTGATATTTCATCAATAAGAACACAGAAATCACCACATGAATGATTAATCTTAAGACTTATTTTTATTTTTTCATTTTTTATTAACTCAAGTATTGCTGTATCAGTTATACCTGTCGAAAAATGAACCCAATTAGATGCTAATGCTGTTGGTGGTAATGAAGAAATAAATATATCACTCGCTCCACTTGTACCACTAAGTCCAGACTCATCGAATAAACCTTCAATAATATTATTCATAACGGCATCACAACTAGATGCGTTTGCTGTTGTTACACCACTTAAATTAAGTGTTAAAGGAACACATTCGCCATTTGAATCCCCACAAACATAAAACCCACTATTCAAATTATTTTTTAAATAATCATATAAATTTCCAGCACCTATTGCTGGAAATAAAGGTATTGTTGCAACTGTTTGTAAATTAAAAGGTACTAATTGAGCTGTATCAGCTGATGTTATTACATCTAATGTTAAAGAAACATCAAATGTTTCAAACATTTCAAGTGGTGTTTTACAAAGACTGTTTATTAGTGTCTGAGGAGTATCAGCTGATACTGGTTCTACTTGTGAAGTTAATGAATCAAGTGTTTCTCTACATTTTTTTTGCTCTTGCATTAAAATGTTAATTTCATTAGCTAAATCACTTTTAGTTGAAAATGGTGTATCACACTCAGTCATATATACTGGTGTTTGTGTATTATTTAAAATATTGTTATTTATAATAACACTATTTTGGTCAAATAACGTTTGAACGTTTTTACAAGTAAATGAAGATTCATCACCATTTATAAATAAATTGTAATTATAATCACCAAGTAATTGATACCACGCATTTAAGCCATCTGGTTCAGATAAACAATAATTTTGACCAGCAACAATAGCATCTTGTAAACCAAAACCAAAAGGTGCTGTTGTACTACCAAAAGCGGTCCTACCAAAAGATTTTGTTTTACCTGTATATGTAGTATACGTTGGTACTAATGGAATATTTGCACAATATATGCTATATTGTGTATTTAAGTAATTTTGTTGTAATACCGCTAAACTATTAGCTATTTCTTCACATTTAGCTTGTTGTTCTCTAATCTGAATATCTAAATTAGATAGTTCGCCAATAAAATCATCTTTTATTGGCACCGCAACCATAGGTATTTGTATCCCCTTAAGAATGTTAGACAGTGTTTCACATTTAACCTTAAATAAAAAATCAAACTCAACATTTAGTGTACAATTATCACCATCTTCAACATAGAAAACAGAACCATCATTACCTTTAGGATTAAGTACTAATTTAAAAGCATTATCTAATGAACAAACTGAATTTGTTTTATAACGACAAACTTGATTTTCAATATCAAAAGTATAATTAGGGTTAATAAATTGACAGCAAGTTTTAGACAAAGGAAGGGCAGCCCCTTGATTAACAGAGGGTATATAAACTGAAACAGTACCATCTGGATTTTCCACGATAGTACCACCGTATTCGTTTTCAATAGTTTTTCTATCTAAACACGTGTTATAACCAATTGTATTTCGTTCTGCCATTATATAATTATCTATTTTATTTTTTTTATTAAGTTCTAATATAGCCATATACCTCATTACAACCTATATCTCCATTACTTCTTGCTTCATATGTTTGGTATAGTATACCACTTGTTCCAAGATTTAAGTCAGCAATTCCATCTTCAGTTAATTTACAACCATAACCAATTTGCCCCGTATTAGGGTCAACTATATTTGGAACTGGTATCGTTAAATTAGCAACACAATTACATCCATCTGGTGTTACAATTACTGGTTGATTTACTTCATTTGTAAATTGTAAATATTGGAAATCTGGTCCTGTATGTGTTCCTGGATACATAATTGTTGGTTGTGAATTTAAAACCCACTTACAAGTTAATTTACAACCACAACCACCACCACTTGTACAACAAACATAACCAGTATTAATTACTGAAACACCTAATGCTGTCTTGATTGTTTGGTTGTATTCCCATGGTGTACCACCCAATAATCTACAACAAGCTGGATTAGTATAATATGATTGATTTACATTCTGTGTTGGGTTTCCGTTTATATCGTATTGTTCATACGCAAAAAGATAGACACCAAGTTGTTCGTTTATTTTTGGTGGACTCGTTAATGTTGGGCTGCATGGGGTTGATGTGTCTGTTTTAACTATATTCTCATTAATGTCAACACAAATACTAAGACTATCATCATCGTCAGCCTCAGAAGTACAACCACATTCATTAATATAAAAACTACCATTCATATCTGGAACAATTGTAGTCGTTATAACCACACAATCAGATAATGCAGACCCATCTTCAAACATTCCATCAACATATGTTTGTCCACTATAATTAGTTATATCACCAAGATTATAGTTAGTAAATAAATTAATACTCCCTGTAGTTGTTGTTGATGAACTAACAGTTACAGCTGAAAAATTTGGAATTAAGGTAGCAAATTGATTTATGTATTTATATCCACCATCATATGGTCCTAAATGAGGATTATTACCTGTAAGTATATCAATTGTTGACCCACTACCACCTGTTTGACGATACCAAAGACCATCGTTTTGAAAATACATATCTGGTGTGTCTGGTAGTGGACTTGGATAACCGTTTGAATCAATCGGGTATAATGAAATATCAGTATCTAAATCATGTAATTCTAGAACCTTTTTAAATAATTCAATATCTATCGGCCCATCGGCTAAATACACATATTCATTAAATTGAACCAATCCTAGAGGTGCACCTATAAATCTAACTAAAAACTCAACACTTTTACGAGCACCTTTAGATTTCCAAATCCATGGTGTGTTTAATATAAGTCTTCTCCATAACTCAACATCAGCTTCAACGGGTGTTAACCCAACTGTTTGACCAGAATACGTTGATTTACTTGTTGTTGTATAATTTGATGTCAAATTAGTTTCAAGTATACTTGAAACCAATTCCCAACCAAGGACACTAGCTAAGTTTTTTAAATAAACATCTGGTGTGTTATCTTGTTTATCGTAACTTACTGTATGAGCAAAAGCAATACCGCTAATAAAATTATTAATATCGTCAATAGCTCTACCGTAAATGTGAAGTGTTTTGTTCATTTTTCTACCAGAAGTATCTTCGTCAAGTGGACCAAGATGAACTGGTGTTGTATCGAAATTAGATATAGATTCTGACACAAGAAACCTATTCATTAAATCACTTTGATATAAATCATTAATTGTTGATAAATCAAAAAGTTTAGTTGCATAAGTGATATATTCGCTAGTATCAAAATCAATATTATAACCATCAGAAACTGGCCAAGTTATTGTATCGGTAACATATAAGATAAGCCCATCATCTGATTTAATAGGGTACTTAAAAGTTGAAGTATACTCTGGAACTAATTGTCTGTTTAGTAAATAATATTCAAAATCTGGTAAGGCATTAAAAAATTTTTCTTTAATACTATTATTAGGTTTAATATGATAATTAAATTTAGATGTTGCACCAGAGAACGGATTCCCATTTACAGTGAAATAAATATAATCGTTTAATAAAGTAGTTGAACCAGTGAACCCAATTACTGGGTATTCAATGTTATTCACATAAATAACATAAGAACCGTAGTTAACGGTTAAATTTCTTATATCATTAGTTGCATTATAGGTGTTAATTATTGTCCCATTTGTTAAATAATTAATTTGAAACTTATTATCAATAAAGTTAGTATCTACTTTGAATGACGATATTTCAGTTAAGGAATCATATGTATAGTTTTCATAAGTATAACCATTTATAATTTGACCAGTGCTAGATTGTGCTAAAGGTGTTGTATATAAAGACGCTGGCCATTTAGTTATGATATCTTCAAGACTAACCCTTACAAATTCACTAAGACTACCAAATAAAGCATAATAATTAAGGTTAGATTTATTTAAGTTAAGTATTACACTCGCATTATCATTTAAAAGTGTTTTACTTTGTTCTAACGTTAAAGATAGATTATCAAGTGTTATAAAATTAGAAAATTTATTGGAATAGAATGTTTTATCACTCTTAGGTTCCATGTTTGTTGTAATAGAGAAATTACCCATTGTAAATAACGGTGTACCACCGTTACTTGCAAGTTGCACACCAACTAAATCTGGACTAAAATTTCTATATTCAATGCCACCATCAAAAAATGTTTTTTTAGCATAACCAGAAACCTTTACTTTATTATTACTCATTTAATTATTAAATTGTTGTTACATTAGCAAATGTCTTATTAAAATCGATACTATCTCTTTCTTCTCTTACTTCAAATAATGGGTCACCTGTAAATTTATCTTTAATTTCATAAAGATTGTATTGTTTATAAATATCATTGTTGAAATTGTAAATTGTGTAAATTCCATCATCAAGACTTTTAGATTGATTACCAAATAAAGCAAAAGCAAGTGTTTCAATATCGTGTTGAACCATTTCAACTTCAATCATAATTGGATTAAAAAAAGTGTTAGTTATAATAACTTCTTGGTTTGGGTTACCTATAAATGGAAACGCATTTGGTTTAACATTAGATGCTGAACTAGGTGTTACGGTACAGAATGATAGCGTTGAATTGTCATTAAATCTATAACGTATCGATTTTTGGCTACTATTAGTAAGGTTTTGATTTACTGGTTCTGCTCTGTTATTTGATGTTATTATCCTAAAAAAATTATTTAACTTCGAATCACTAGCATTAGTATTTGTATTAAGATATTCAATTCTATACCCAACTAGACCATTATTCTCAAATTTATTAAGAAAATTTTGAGGTACTACTGCTGTATCAAATAATAAACCTTTTATGTCTGGGTACGCAGATAAAACACCGCAATCAACTATTCTAGTTCTTATTTCTACAGGTTTTATTATAATTGAATAAAATCCTTTTAACCCAAATTGTGCAACTGGTAATTTAAGTGTATACATCCCACCAAATAATTCAAACCCACTTCCAGTTTTATTAGGGTTATCCATTTTAAGTAAAACAGAGTTTGAATCTAACTTAATTAGCGTATTGCTACCTTGTTTATCTCTAGATGGTGTGAAATGATAAAATACCTCCACATCATCTGGTGTTATATCTGCTGGACGTACTACGCCATAAGTTCCTGTTGCCATTTTATTCTTTTTTTATTAATATAATCTTAAATAATTAAAAGTATATTTTATTCTCTAGTTAATTTGTAATAACCGTTACCATATCGTATTAATTCGCCCAAATTCTTAATTTCAGACATCTTTAAATGTTTATCCATGACGGTAGTTATTCCTCTGTCTATAAATACATCACTTTGTACTTCTGGTGGAGAAATAATACCAAATAAATATTCTTCTTTTGTTAATGCTGATATTGATACATTTGTCTCGTTTATACCTTCACCAACATAACTAAAACTAGTAACAAATGTTTTCTTTTTAGCACCATCTATAATTACTGTCCTGGTTTGACCAGTATAATCCTTGTATTGCAATCCGTATACTTGATTTGGTGTACCAATTGTTGCACCAGTTATTGCATCAAATACGTATATATTAGGGTTACCTAGAGTAACTACCCTACTATGACCACTAACAGGTACCCCATTATAGTTAAAATACCCCTCTTTAGCCATATCAAAGTTAACAATATAGGTTGCACCAGAGTTATATGTCTTTAAATCAGTTATTTTTGAGTCGGTATTCCCAGTAATATATTGATTACCGAAATTATAGTAGTCAGATTCAACACTACCTGTTAATCTAAGCACATTTTTTGTTGTTCCAGTCACTCCAGTTATAGTTCCAGAGGTTGCACCACTCATAAATGGAAATGTTATACCACTATATTGTAATTTATTATATAAATCATTATAAAATACACTAGGATTTGATGTTGGATTGGTATTATCAGCTGATAAATAACTCATATCAGTAAATAAACCCATATCATCCATGTTTTGAGTTATCATTACGTTAATATAAAACGTAGTTGCGGTCATAACACCCCAAGTTGGGCTATTAAATGTTCTATCAGTACTATTTTCTAGTAATATTTTACGTTTTATTACTTCCATTATAGTGCTAGTATTTGATATAGGTTAATTGTTGCATTATTTGTCGAGAAAACCACGTTATTCGCTCCAACAGTACCATCACCATGGT